CTTTCCCTTACTCCTTTATTAAACCTGTAATAACTTTTAGTTTTGGACCAGCTGGTGGAAAGTTATAAAACCACCTCACGCATAGTATACTAATCTAAGAACTACCAAAGACTTGTATCTAACTGTCGTAGTCAGGACAGGATTCGAACCTGTATGGTAGGCTTATCTAGAAAGCCGTTTGAAGTACCTATTACAAAGGTATTACGGAAGCTTTACACCGAATGATTACGGACACCAACCTTTGATTTTAGCGTTTACCAATTCCGCCACCTGACTAAGTTTGCTACTGTTGGTAGGCACTAGCGACCGAAACATATAACCCTATCTATCTATTTTTAAAATGATTAACTGTGTAGTCCTTCTTCTTTATAACTGTCTTGTACACGTCATGCTCAATGCCTCCCTTACTGAAGACCCAGTACACATGGTTGAACGAACGATCCTTTGTTGTCATCCTGTCCCTGCTCTGCCAGTAACTCGTAGCACTGAAGTCAATATTGTAGTACACCAAGTAATTGGCATGCCTAAGGCTAATGCCCTCCCTTCCGCTAACTATCTGAAGAGCAATGCTTTTATCTGTACTCTCAAATATACTAAGCTCAGTTGTAAGTTGATCACCAAACACATCCTTCAGGGCAGACAACTCTTCCTTAAATTTATAGAAGATGCCTATCTTACTTCCTTGAAATTTTTGTTTAATGAACTCAGCCTTGGTGGTGTCAAGCACCATGCTGTTACCGCTCTCAAACTTAATCGTACCACTGCATAACTGGTGTACCTTCATCATCAACTTTGCTGCTGTGTCCGCTAGTATCACCTCAGTCTTGCCCTCAATCACTAGGTCCCTCTCCAGTTTCTTGATAAGCTGCATGGTAGACTCCTTCATCTCAACCTCTAGTATCTCCTCAGTAACTGATGACACGAACCCTGCCTCCTTCTGTGAGAAACTTATCATATGTGGCCTCATCTCATCGATGATGCTGTCCATACCATGGCTGTAGTCATTAATGAATAGCCCATTGATGTTCTTCTGCTTCACCTTCACATGCACCTCAGCAAACTTATAGAAGTTAACGAACCGCTTGAATGGATTACCAGGTATGCCGTACACCTGGTGGTACATCTGTGAGTAACTCTCTGGTGTTGGTGTCCCTGACATGAGTATCACCTTAGGTCTATACTTAGAGATGGCGTGTCGGATCATTACAGCCCGATTGCTGGGCTTTGGGAACGCACCTATACTATGTGCCTCATCAATAACTATTAGGTCAAATTTGAGGCTGTCTACCACGTGGTGGAGGCTCTCATAGTTCACCACCTTTATCTGGTAACTAGGCTGTAGCAAATCATAGTCCTTCTCGATACTGCCGATGGCCTTCTTCTTTGTCACGAACAGCACAGACTTTGCTCCGCACTCACTGGCTATGCCAAGGCTAGTCAAGGTCTTGCCTGTCCGTACCTCCATCGCTAGGTACACGAAGCCATGTTCTTGTATGGCTTGTGCCCCCTGCGATATTATGTCCCTCTGGTATGGTCTAAACTCCATGCTTCTTGTTCCGTAATGAGATAGGCAATTCTTTATATTAGTTACTACATCTGGGTCGGCAGACTTGTCCTTTGATACAACATTGTAAAGTGCACCGCAGTAGCGTAGCATCTGCTCATCCGAATAGCCGGGTACTCTCTCAATCATTTGAATGAATTATGATCCACCTACCCATCATGTCACGTCCCTCCTCAGGAGCAACACCATACTTGAACAGCCCATAAGATACCAACCACTTGTAGAACTTGGTTCTGCTGATAGTCATCTTAGACTTTGGTCCGTAGTCAGGGTACTCGTTGACGAAGTCATTGTACAGGTCATTCTTGTACAGCCTTACCTCTGGCTCAAGCGTGTTGTTCTTAGGCTGACCCTCCACCAGACCACACCACTCGATGAAGTCATGGGATGTCTCCGCAGACAATTGTCTAATCTTTAGGTTGACAAACTTACTTCTCACTAGACCTGTGCTCAAGTAGTTAGCCAAGCATCTGATCATGTAGTTGTCAAACTCACACCAGTCATCATCGTTCCAATCACCGAACATTAGTTTGCCAAACTCATCCAAAGGAGTGAATGTCTTGGAGTAGTACTGGTGTAACTCAAGCTCCCACTTACGTCTAGCGAATGAGTTGCCCGATCCCTTGATGGCGTAGTTGGTAGTGATTGCAATCTTTGGAGACTTGCTGAATGGAATCTTGATTGCATCCTTGTTCTTCTTCTCTAGCGTGAGACCCTCAGTTACCACACTGAACAAACGCTCAAAGTCAAAGTACTTCTTCACATCATCGAACACTAGGATCTGCGTATCGGCAGACACAAGTTGGTAGGCGAAGCTCCGCTCGAATGTGAATGACTTGCCATCAATTGTTACCACCTTCTTCATTCTACCTAGTGCGTTCATGAACAGACCCTTGCCTGTACCACCCTCAGGGTTGTCGCTTATCACCTCATCGTTGAGGATCACAGCAGGACAGAATGAAAGGTTCTTGTAGCCATGTAGTAGGAAACCAATGGTACTCTCCATCGCCTCCACTCTGCCATCATCATCCCCACAGATGTTGCGTATAAACTTTTTGTAACTGCACGCATCTGTCACATCACACATGTTAAAGTTGCGGTCAATCACGTGGTCATTCCACACGTACCCACCCAAGTCAAGGTAGTCAATAGGCTTCACCTGATCCTTTGTCACCTGCACAGCACAGTTCTTGTAGTACAGGTAGGATGTGTCCTTGGTATCCTCGATGAAGAAGATGTCTATGGTTGATAGCATGGACAGGAACTCCTCCTTAAAGAACCTAGTCTGGTCAGCGAAGTAGTTGTACACCATGATGTCATCCAACTCAAGCAGGTGGTTCAACACATAGTCCTTTATCTCCTTCTCAGATGTATGGTCAATCAAGTTATTTGTAACCTTCACGAACACGTAGTTCTTACCACCCTCTGGGCAGTACTTGTAGAACCCATTGTCCTCAAGGAACTGCTTGAACTGAATATGTACTATTCGAATGACTCCCTTCTCGCTCTTTTCCCAGAATGTTTTCTTTGCGTTCTCCTCCTCCACCTTGGTCAAGACTGCTTCGATAGTATCCGTATCCAGTTGGGAGTCCTGTAGTTGGATACGTATCTCTTTTTTTGATACACCCCTCCTAAGTTTAGCCTTGATGGAGTTAATCTTCTCCTCATCCTCGTAGTATTTTGTACCAAAGTTGGTGGTGTTCCGATAGGCTGAGTCAATTGTGGTAGCAATCTCACGTACAGAGAAGTCCTCTGTAGCGTACTGGTTCAGCACGTAGGATGCAAGGCTCTTGTTGATACCGAAGTCATTAAACGCCATCGCTAGGATGTACACGTTGTGGTTCCGCTGTCCCTCCATCATGGGGTACTTCTTGATCCACCACTTGACTAAGATGTCAACCACCTTGTTCTCATCAGTGATAGGGATAGTTGGCTTGTCCTTGAACTTACTCACCTCTGTGTACTCTGGCTCTTCCAATACGTCCCATACAGATGAGTTCTCATTGATGTGTAGCAATGGGTCATAAGATTCGTAACAAACCCTGCTAAGGTTCTTGCTAGTCTTATCAAAGTATGGACTATTGAAGTACTTCTCTAGGCTGTTGAAGTAGTTGATGTGATTGTCTTGGTCTGCTGGTATCTTTACCAATACCTTAAGGCCATTGCCTGATGGGCTAATGAATACTGAGTAGACGTACTTGTTCTTAGACAAGTTCTCCTTGTCCTGTAGTAACTCCTTCTGTCCTTGATACCCATCAAAGTCCAGACATATCAGACCACTATGCTGAGTAATAGATGTATCGGATCGCTTGGTGAATATACCACTGAAGCATATCGCAGGCAACTGCTTCTTTAGTTCTTGTCGCTCAGGCTTCCGCTTCTCTGCCCTGATTTTCTTAACTAGATCCTTAGATGACCCAGACTTAATTCGCTCTAGGATTAAACCAATATTCCTATGGAATGGGGTACTTGTCTCCTTAATATTCTGGAATATTGTTACTTGATATGTCATAAATGTCAGATGAATGTTGTAATTATGCCGTGTAACTTACTGATAATTAACTCTATGTCGATTATGTCAATTTAAAAACCTTTCTAGATTCAAAGAAATAATAATAATATATAGAGAATATATATATATATAGGGAAAAGTAAAAATGACATGGACTAGAGAAAAAAAGAGGGGGAGTTACCCCCTCAGATTTTTAGAATGGAGACTCCCATTTATTCTCATCTACCTTCTTGCTTCCTTGGTAGGTATTGAGAGTTACGTTAAACTTGTCGGCAGTCTTGCCCTTCTTGATTTCAAGGTTGACCCATCCATCCTTTGTATTCTTATTGATGAACTCAACTGCCTCGTCTGCTTTGATTGATAGTCTTACAACGATGAACTCTGGATCCTTTTCAGTTCTCTTTGCGATGAATCCGTTTGCGTAAATTGTTTCTTTCTTTTCCATTTGATTAAAGGGTTTCATTTATAAAGTAATTGTCAATATCATCTGTTGGATTTGGTCCGAAGTACCTGAAGTACACCTCCATTGCTCGCTCTACCTTGGCTTCTCCTCCCTTCACGAACTCTTCGGATGGTCTGAACAGACCGAGCTGCTCAGATTCCTTGTCAATAACGTAAAAGTATAGAGGCTTTCCAAATAATTGCTGGTAAATGTAGCACTGAGAGTCATAGTTGTAACTCTTTGCAGACCACCTGAACTTGTTGATGTCTGATGTAGTCTTCAGATCAATGATTGAATCAGCAGTGACGATGTCAGCCTTCGCCTTCCATTGCAGTCCCTTAATCTCACCAATGGTTGGCTCCTCGTATAGGTTGCCATCCCTGTAGATGTCATTGTAGAACTGGAAGTTTGACTTCATTACACTGGCAAGACGAACAATCTCATCGTACTCCTTGGTCAACATGGCGAACTCAAGACCAGAATCTTCAAGGTACTTCTTGTACTCCTTTGTATTCCGTGTGCTGACATCCACCTGTGGCACGTTTACAGCCTTCTCAGGCTCTAGAATTAGTTGATGGAATAGTCTACCCTCATGAAAGTGTTTTGAGTCCTCTGAGCGGGCTCTAAATCGCTTGGGATTTGTGAGCAATGCATAGATGTCTGAGTTGGATAGGTAGTACTTACCCTTACCATTGTAGTACTCATCATCATCCCTGAGTTCATCGATTATTGTATTCATATTGTTCTATAGTTTTAAATATTTGATAGACTACCTGTGGTACTATGGCATTTCCTCCTGCCATGATTGATTCTTTTCTCCATTTAGGAAAGGTAATAGAGTCCAGTCTACTGGAAAGCCCATCATCTCCATCACAAATTGGGGGGACAGATGGGAACATTTCGAAGTCTGCTCTTGGTAATTTATTGCATCCTTCAAGCTGTTTGTCATCGGGTTGTGACCCTCCCTCGGAGCGTTCCCTCTCCTTCCTGCATTCTTGTCCGATGATACTGGAGTCGGAAGCATTCCCATTGATGCCATTTGCTTCAAAGGATTCTGAACATTTACTCCCTTCAGTGCATGTCTTTCCTTTGCTTTCTGAAATGTCTCCGGTTTCTTTGGACTGTTCCAATCGTACGCACATGGAGTGGGCAACGAACCATACCCTTTGCCTGAGATGGGGAGCGTTGACGCTTGCAGCTGGAAGTATAAACGGTTGGACTTCGTACCCTTCAGATTCCAGGTCAGCTTGCACCTCTTCGAATACCATCCCTCCATTCCAACTAATAAGCCCACGAACGTTTTCGCCCACGACCCAGCGTGGTTTGATTTCTCGAATTGCTCTAAGCATTTCAGGCCAGAGGTGGCGGTTATCATCCTTGCCGAGTCGCTTCCCTGCTGTTGAGTAGGGCTGACATGGGAATCCTCCTGTGATGATGTCAATTTCTCCTCTGTAAATAGAGAAGTCTGTCTTGGTAATGTCATTGTGTGATATTGAATTAGGCCAATAATATTTTAAGACTCTCTGACCGAATGGATTCCATTCACAATGGAACACGTTCTCCCATCCCATCCAATCGGAGGCCAAATCAAAGCCCCCGATTCCACTGAATAGTGATCCATGTCTAAGCATTAACCAAGTCGGCTATTTCTTTCTTGAGTTCTACAGACATGTCATACTTGGTGGTCAACTGCTTGCCAATGAATGCTAGACCCTTGCTCTTGTTCTCAGCCACATACTTTAGCACCTTCTTCCAATCATCACTACCCTTCACCAAGTTAACTAGTGCTGTAGGTCTGCTCTCCTCCACCACCTTTGGCTCACTCTCTGGCAGATCTTCACCAGCGTAGATGTAGATGCCCAATCCAAACATGGCTAGGTTCTTAACCAAGCATCGCATCATTGTCTTGTTGATGTCAAACGTAGTTGCTGCATCCACCTGCTTGTCTCCGTACTTGGTGGCGTAGGAGTAAGGCTTCTTCTTCATGCTCTTGTTCTTGCCATCCATGACAGGCAACCACATCTCAAGTGTCTGACCCTCAATAGTTACCTCGCTGTGGCACATGAATCCCAGGTCATCATCGTA